CATTAGCATGGGCTGTACGGTGGGTTCGATTCCCGCATGACTCGCAACCGGGCCAAAGAGCCTGATATTTGAACAATAGAAGGAGTAAGGATTATGAGCAGAGAAAAAGTAAAAGAAATCGTCGATTACATGGTTTCGGAGGGTATGCAGAACACCAACTGCGGTAGCTGGGTCTTTGATATTCCGGAACTGTGCGACAAGTTCGATCTTCCGCTGGAATGGTTCTATGAGCACAACGATGATATTTGCCGCGAACTCGGCGAGCGTGATGAGCTTGCTGATTACGAGCAGAACTGCGACTGGAACAACCATCCGCTGAATTACAACCTGGTTTACTACACGAACTCCTGCTCATTTTGAGGAGGTGTGGTATTTATGGGCGGACTTCGCAGAGTAGATAAGGCTTGCAATATACGTCCTACTGCAAAAAGCACGGACTTTACTAAGAAAAAAAGAACTCTGGAAGGTGTTCAGGAAGAACCGGAAAGAGCTCTTTGCTTATACCGTCAGAGGGGAGGGCGAAGATGAGGAAGAGGCGACGATCTCGCTTCTGGCCTACGAGAATCACTGCAAGAAAAGTGACATTTATGTGACGTTGGAAATGAGGTGAGCGACCTGATGGCAGGTGTAACGCTCTACGACTACCAATTGGATGCGATCAACCGTATGAAAATCGGCTGCATCTTATGCGGAGGCGTAGGAAGCGGAAAATCGAGAACGAGTTTGGCGTTCTACTACAGACTCTATGGCGGACAAATAAACACAAAAGAATATGCAAGGATGGCAGAGCCCCCGGATCTTTATATCATCACGACTGCCCGGAAACGGGATACGGGTGAGTGGGACGAAGAGTTGGCTCATTTCTACATGAGTACCGATCCAGAGCTTGATATTTACGAGCACAGTGTAACGGTGGATTCCTGGAATAACATCGAAAAGTACATAGGTGTGAAGAATGCGTTTGTTATATTTGATGAACAGAGAGTCGTTGGCAGTGGTAAATGGGTCAAGTCTTTCCTGAAAATCACAAAGGAAAATGAGTGGATTCTTCTTAGCGCTACGCCGGGGGACTGCTGGACAGATTACATTCCGGTGTTCATCGCAAATGGGTTCTTCCGAAATCGGACTGAATTCAACAACCAGCATGTGATTTACAGCCGCTTTTCCAAATATCCGAAGATCGACAGATATTTGAACACGCAGCGACTGGTACGGCTGCGGGAACGGATTCTGGTTGACATGGACTTTGAGCGGTCCACAGTGTCCCACCATGAGAATATTTTTGTAGACTACGATAAGCCGAAGTATTTGCAAATATGCAAGAACCGCTGGAATCCGTGGGAGGACAAGCCCATCGAAACGGCCAGCGAGTTTTGCTATTCGTTGCGTAAACTGGTCAACTCGGATTGGAGTCGGCAGCAGGAAGTCCTTGATATTTGCATGACGAGGCCAAGAGTGATTATATTCTACAATTTCGACTACGAGCTGGATATTCTGCTCGGGTTGAACTACGGCACAGGGGTTGAGGTTGCTCAGTGGAATGGTCATAAACACCAGCCAATTCCTGACGGCGACAGGTGGGTTTATCTCGTGCAGTACAACGCCGGGGCAGAGGGCTGGAACTGCATCAAGACGGACACCATTATATTCTACAGCCAGAACTACTCCTATAAGATTATGGAGCAGGCCGCGGGGCGAATCGACAGACTGAATACGCCATATAAGGATCTCTGGTATTACCACTTAAAGTCCCGAGCAGGAATCGACCTCGCTATTTCAAGGGCGCTGAACTCAAAGAAAGCGTTTAACGAAAGGAAATTTTATGGAGCATGATATTTATGATTCTTTGAGGCGTACTGCGACGTTCTATGAGCAACTTGCAGATGCCTTAAACGCGATTGCGGAATTGTGCGAGAAAGTGACGGCTCATCTTATGGACTTGTTTGAAGAAATCAAGGGGCAGCCATTGAAGATGATTCTACAGAAGCTGCGTCCTGACTACAAAGACAAGTGCAAAATCCGGTGGCTGGATATTCCCAACAAGGTTATGCAGGGAAGAATCAGGAGGTTCTGCTAATGGGAAACATATCGAAAAAGACTCGGAAAAAGATTAACAAGATTCTTTTAAGTAACCACTTTAAGAAAAAGTCGGGAGTTACGCAGGATACATTAGTGTATACTCCGAATCCTGAAAGTCCATTGTCTGCGATTTGGCATCACATCGAGATTCGGTATGATGGTACAATCTTTGGATATTTGCTGGATGATAAGGTTAAATATGCGGTCATAGGATCGGTGAACCGCAGAAAGGCTCGACAAACAATAAGAAGTCCTGAACAGTTATTCCATCCAAGATGTCATTTCGCAAGGCAGAGCAAGCAAATTGCTTTCAGACTCAAGAAAATGGGAGAAGATAAACTTGCACGTATTTTTGATGATGATGCGGCATTGCTTCTAATCATCAACATGTGGAATTTAGAAATAGAAGATGACGATTTCTCGTTTGTAACACAAGACATGATTAGTCCAGTATTGGAGGGTAAAACAAATGATTAAAGATTCTGGAGATCGCACCGAATTTGAAACTGGTGCAAAGCGTGATATGCACGCAGGGAAGGGGCGGATGGACCTTCTGCCTTGGTATGGCATCATGGAGGTCAGCAAGCACTGCGAGGAGGGCGCACTGAAGTATGGCGAGCATAACGTGGATAAGGGCATCCCGCTGCATTCGTTGCTGGACAGTGCTTCTCGGCATCTGGCAAAGTACATGGTCGGAATGGACGACGAGGACCACCTGCGCGCTGCCTGCTGGAACTTGCTGTGGGCTCTGAACCAGAGGGTGACGCACCCGGAGTTGGATGATAGGTTTACGGTCAAGGAGAAGAAAGCGGCCAAAATGGTCTTGACTAAATGTGCCAACTGCGGCAAGGAGTGGCCTGTGAGCGAAGATGACTGGGTGCGCATGTGCGCATGGTCTTTTAGCCTCAAGCGCGACAGTGCTATCACTCGTTGCCCGGATTGCCGTGAAGTGGCACGTATTTATAAGGTGGGCGAGGTGAGCACTGATGAATAACTGGATGCGCGAAGTGGACTATGCAACCTACTGTCCGAAGTGCAAAAACTTCAAGGTGCTGGAGACGGACGAGCCCTGCAATGAGTGCCTGACGGAGTGTGCGCGGGAGGGAAGCAAGAAGCCGGTGAAGTTTGAGGAAGCAAGGGTAAAGGTCAAATGATATTTACTGAAGAGGATTTAAACTCTCTGAATGCTATTGCTAGACTGTTGGCTTCATTCGGGTGTGATAGTCAGGCTGGCTGTGTGCTTTATATCCAGCATAAAATCACAAAGGCCATGGAGGCTGACGAAAGGAAATGCAGAAATGAGAAACATGTCTAAGAAAACATGGAAACTCCGGGTTTGGAATCACATGACAGAGATGCAGAAGCTGAATATTCTGCTGAAGCACGCTAAAGTTCCGCATACGTATGACCCGAAGTACCTCGGCAATTACAACGAGCAAATTGTCGTGTATAACTCGGAAGGTCAGTGTATGTGGGATGCTATTTGTATTCATGGGACTTTTAGTCTCCCCGGAAGTTATGGAGCTTATCAAGGATTTATCGAGGTGATGGGCACACAGCTACTTGGCCATGATGATGTTAAGGGCTGGCTCACGGCTCGCCAGGTCACAAAAATGTGGAGGTGTAGAAATGCTGCGCAAAATCGCTGAGTTTATCAAGATATTCTGGACGGAACCCATCAAATGGCTTCTCGAAATTAAATCTCCAACAGAAGAATGGGCTCGTTGGTTGGGAATCCCAGAATGTGAAGCTCTAATTGGCGCAATCCATAAATATTGTAACCCTCTACAAGAATTGGAAATTGCTAGGAACCACTTTGAAAACTGTGACCCGGCGTTTATCACGGCTGCTATCTTCGAGCTGAACGCTGCGGAGTGCCGGGTGGATGCTGCGAGGAGGTGTGGCACAGAATTTTGCCCGGTGACGGTACATACCGAGACTAACATGTATATTGAGCCGAATAATTTCCTGAACAGGGTCAATGGAGAACTCGAGTGGGATCACAAAGATATGCCTTTAGCACCAAGGCTGTATAGGGCGCATACATGTCCGAACGGTGACATCGGCGTTGGCGACTTCATCGGGTACCAGAAGGAGGAGCAATGAGTATGTATGAAAAAATCGGCAAGTTTATTGGCGGCGTTCTGGCAGTTACTATCGCGGCCTGCGCGTGGCTGATAATCATTGCATTTACGCTGAAGTGCCTGTGGTTCATTATCTTCAGGTTTCTGGGGTGATCTGCATGATGTATGGTGATATTCGTTGGGTAGCCGACCTGGTAGATGCAGGAAAAATCACGGTTAACCAGGCAAGAGAGATAGTAAACGCCGAAACGATTGAGATTTTATACGCAAATGATGAGCCATGCATCATTCTAATTCGCAACGCCGGCGAACCAACTAAAGAGATCGGGCTATATTCTGAGGATTATGAAACTCGTAAGCTGGAAATGGTGAAAGTCAACGCTACGCTGCAAGATGTGGTTGAGCGATGCATTTACGGTGAAATCAGCTATCAGGATGCTCATCTATGGTGTTTGTCGAATGATATTCCGTTTCGCAAATTTGACCGACAGCTGTACTATGCACTGCGGGATCAAGGAAGAGATATTCCGGCAGAGCCTACGTATTGGTTGCACCGACTCGCTTTATTTTTTAAGCGGTGTTTTGATTGGTTGCTCAACTCGATTCTGGAGGTTTTCACATGAATGAGTCATTTGGAGCTTGTACTCAGTTAGCTGGAAGGTGCGCTGTTTGTCCTAAAGTCTCTATCTGTGATCATAAAAGAATGGAACATCTTGGGTATATTATTCCAAGACCAGATCTTAATGTCAGTATTGTTGTCGCAAGAGCCAACGGAAAGAGCCTCAGTCAGCTTGAAATGTTGGACAGATTGATACGGGAGGACCCTTTATGAGATGTTGTCCTATGTGCTATTGTAAAGCATATTTGAAAAATACAGGTGCGATGACCTGTGGTACGACTATGAAACTCCGATATGAGATTTCCTGTTCTAATTGTGGACTCGGCCCAGCTAAAACAGGTGAGGTTTTAATGACATATAATGAACACAACATGCAGGGCGTAATCGATGATTCAAATCTGAAGCAGCTTATTGCAGACTGGGATTCTATTTTGCGAGATCCCGAAAGAGAAAGGATTGCTAACATATGAAAATCGTTGAACCTAAGTACGAAATCCTCACTGATATTTCTGAGGGAGGCATCAAAGAACTGCAGCAGATCGAGCGGGTGGCCCGGGTCTGTTACAAGAGCGAGGACAAGATCACGCCGGATGGCGAGTCGGCAAAGAAACTGGTGGGCTTTCTGGTGAAACAGGGGCATGAGGCTATGCTGGAGCATTCTCAGCTGAGCGTGCTGTTTACGTGCGACCGTGGCGTGGCCAATGAGCTGGTGCGGCATCGCATTGCGAGCTTCGCACAGGAGAGCACGCGGTACTGCAACTACTCGAAAGAGAAGTTTGAGAGCAGCATTACCGTTGTGGAGCCGTTTTATATCGATAAAGAGCAGAATCGCCTGTTCTATCGTAAATGGGTAGAATCCTGCGAATTGGCAGAAAAAACTTATTTTTTGATGCTTATGAACGGCTATCGTCCTGAACAGGCCCGCTGCGTGCTGCCGCTGTGTCTGAAGACCGAAATCGTGGTGACTGCCAACTACCGTGAGTGGCGCAACATCTTCAAGCTGCGTACTCCTGTAGCGGCCCATCCTCAGATGCGTGAGCTGATGTGTCCGCTGTTGCTGGAGGTTCAGAAGAAGATTCCGGTGGTGTTTGATGATATTTACACGTTCTGGCCGGCGGATGACCAGACGCGGAAGGGGAGTATGGTGAAAGAATGAGGCCTGCATATGAGAGAAACAATAAGCGCTTTTCTAAAGGATTTGGGCGTGCCTGATGGAACAGTAGGGCTCGAGATGTTGGGAGAGGCACTTGAGAAATCAATGAGTCTCATCCAGCAGCGCAGGCGAATCAATCTGACGGTTCTATGTGCTGCGCTCGGAGATAAATATGGCCAATCGTCGGAATCTATCGATAGGGCCATGCGCAGAGCGCTCGACTTTGCTGTTTACCGTACTGGGCAGGCTCCGAATGTGCTGATGTCTGAAGTAATAGGCTATGACTGTTACTCAGCAGTATCACTTCGGAGCTTTTTGTATGCTGCCGCAGGGTGGCTTTTGAAACATGAAGGAGAGATTGAGATATGAAAAATCGTATTATTTGCTGGGTGATGTGCCTAGTGATGCTGGTGGGCTGCCTGTGTGGGTGTTCAGAGGCTGAAAAGGTCAACAAGAACATCTCAAAGCAGGCTAACTACTTTGAGACGGAGCGGCATATCACGGTTTACAACGCTCGAACGGATAAAGTCATTCTCGAAGCGGAAGGCCTGATGTCCATTACGAACAACTCGTCCAACGAGCTGGTGTGTACCATCAAGACTGGGCCTAATACATATAAGAAAAATTATATTTACCTGAATTCCTATACGATGTATGTCGTGGAGGACATTACTGGTACGATGACCGACCCATACCACTACAAGCTCTACTTCCATACTGATATTCTGCCTGATGTGGAAGTGAAGCCGTGAAGTTGGCGCGAAAATAACAATCTCCTTTATGGAGGTGATTATTTATGAATAAAATCAAAAACTGGTTCGATGACATTCTGTGGATTATCGAGGACGTAATTAGCATTATACTTTTTATAATTTGGTTTACGATTTTTATTTGTATTCCTTTAATGATTTTAGAAGTGTTATGCAAGCTGAAATTATTATCGGAATCCAAATATATAAGCGCGGCCCGAAAATTATTAAAATGGTGGAAAAAGTTAATTATCAGCCCGGAAGATGAAGCAATGTTTAAGGAAGATTATGATTTAGCCAAAAGGTTGGAAAAAAATAATTGAGTTTGGAGCCGTGGAGAAATCTGCGGCTCTTTATTTTTCTATTCTAGGATAAGAATTAAAGGAGGTGATGCCCCATGTAAGAGATGAAAAAGTCCGCCTTTAACCCAAATTTTTGGAGGTTGAACAATTATGGAAGAAATCAAATTTGCAAAAGGCTCTGTTCCGGTGCGAGTAGCTGCGAGAGTTTATGGTCGTGACTCTGCGTGGGTACGGGCTGGTATCATTGGAGGTTGGCTCCCGATTGGCAAGGCCACGAGAAATGGGGCGGTCATCACGGACATCAAGCAGATGGACTCGCGGTAGGGGCGGATTTCCTACTACATCTCCCCGAAGCTCCTGTATGAGGAGACGGGATATGTGTGGAATGGCGAGAAAGCGTAAGTTCACAGGTGTGTTTTGTGCTTCAGAGTTAAGTAAATAAAAAGGCCTCACATTCGTGTGCTAAGCGAGTGTGAGGCTTTGATAGTTAAGAATCGAATCCACGTTATGAGTGGCAGTGAGTCATGGAGAAATCTGTGGTACTTACTTTTTCTGCGCTCGATATCTGCGTATTACATTTGATACATACGATTGGGAACGATCCACGAGGTTTGCTATACGGTCTTGAGTCAAGCCGTTTTTATAGTAATCTATAATAGCTTCGTCCAGCTGTTCCTTAGATGTGAAATGAGGGTGTTGATATATCGTGTCCCACTGAGTGCCAGTTTTGGTTATGGTTCTAGACATTCCGACATCATTGCTGAGTCGCGCAAAATGTGTCCAACTGCCCGTTCTTTTGTTCAGCCGTTTTTCTTCAAAAGCAACTGAATAGCTGTCATCAGAACCCAAATTAAGAAGATTCCCTAAGAAAAAATGTATGATGTCTGTATTAGAACCCATAATATCCTCCTATGTAACAGTTCTAACAGCGGCCAGTTGCATCGGATTACTGCTACCGGCCTTTACAGGTGCAAGTATAACATCGGAATTTGGAAATAGGTGGATAAAATGTGAACAAACACAAACGAAATCATGAACTGAAAGAACGAATTAACGCTAAAATTGGTTATTCTCAAACATTAAAAAATTAAGAAAGGATATTTTTTGAAAAATCATGCGTATAATCGAACATTATTATAAAATACGAGATTCGCCATGATATGATTTTTGCAGACATTGCGATTTTGAAAAAGTTGGCACGAATTGGCTTGACGCTAGAATATCTCCATGATATTCTTATACTGAAGTAAGGAGGTGCTTTTATGGCACGAACGGTAAAATGTCCTAGCTGCGGTGCTGAGCTTATGGTAAAAGACGGCAATCGAGACTTTATGTTCTGTGAGTATTGCGGGACGAAGGTGCGGCTCGATGACTATCAGGAGACGCATAGGTTTGTGGACGAAGCACGGATTCAGGAGTCTAAGGACGCCAAGGAGCTCGAGCTGAAGAAGCTGGAGTTTGAAGAACGGGCGCGAAAAGATAAAGACAAGGGGTTCTGGATTGTTCTTGTAGGGCTTGTTGTCTTTATGATAGTCTGCTATATCACGTGTCAGTGATATGCAATCGCCAAAATTTACACAAAAGTGCCCAAAAGCCCACTTTCTGCCCACTTTTGAAAATATTTTTGGCCGTAAAATTTAACGTAAATACGTTAAAAATATACGAAAAGCCCAAAAACCCACTTTTTTCTTCAATTTAATAAAATTTTTAATAAAATAATATAATAACTAACGATAAAAAGTGGGCTTTTGGCCACAGCACGAAAAATTCACATCCTGTCCATAATGTAGACTTGCATAAACTTGCCAATGAGCATATAGTAAAAACTACCGATGACCACACTTTTTCGAGAGGTGAAAACAATGAAAGACTATGAGAAGTCCTTTATCAATGACGCCGGGATTGAAGAATGGGTAACCACCGATAGCTTCGGAAACGAAGTACATTGCTACGCCGACAAGTTCGCTGAGGTACATACCAAAGCTCCGATTTGCGAATGCGGCACACCGCTGGTCGAAGAAGCACACGAGGAGTGGTACTGCCCCAAGTGCAAGACTACTCGGAACAGCAGTGAATTTTCAAGGCCTATCCGTCCTGAGAGCTATATGGCACACAATCTTGCACCCCATGAGGATTTCGGCGAGTATAAGTATATGCCCGATGCAACTGGCCACATGATGTTCGAGGCAGGTGCGCCGAACTACGACCTGGAATTTTTCAATCTCATCTAGCAGATAACATATTTTCTTGGCCCTTACGTGATTTGCGTAAGGGCTTTTCTTTTTGCCCCCAAAACCCATCTCGCGTGAAAAATTCACGCGAAAAAATCTGCCTCTTTTATGAGGAGGAGTAGAATGCGTCTCAGACGTGCTCTACTCCTTTTTTATTTTGGAGGTTGACATGTTAGAAAACACATTCAAGACCGGCTTGGTGAAAGAGCTGAAGTCTCGCTTTCCCGGCTGCATTGTGCTCCACGCAGACCCTAACGAGATACAGGGTATTCCTGACCTCGTGGTTCTGTACGAAGACACATGGGCCGCACTGGAAGGCAAGAAGTCAGCAAGAGCATCTCATCGCCCAAATCAGGACTACTATGTAGAAAAGATGAACGAGATGAGTTATGCTGCTTTCATCTACCCGGAGAACAAGGAGGAGATACTGAATGAACTGGAACGATCATTCCAAGCTCGTAGGTCTGCACGCCTTTCTGGGTGCGAGTAAGTATCATTGGATAAATTATGATGCTGCACGCCTTGCCGAGACCTATGCCAGCTATCAGGCCAAGGAAAATGGCACAAGACTGCACGCATTTGCGGCAGAGTGTATTGCTCTTGGTCAGAAGCTGCCGAAAAGCAAAAAGACGCTCAACGCCTACGTCAACGATGCCATCGGCTTCCGTATGACACCGGAACAGGTGCTCTATTATTCGGGCAACTGCTTCGGAACGGCAGATTCTATCACTTTTAAGAACAACTTACTGCGAATCCACGACCTCAAGACCGGAGCTGTTCCTGCACATATGGAGCAGCTCTTTATTTATGATGCACTTTTCTGTTTGGAGTACCGCGTACACCCGCAGGACATCCAAATCGAAAACCGCATTTATCAGAACGATGATGTCTTTACGGTCAACCCGACCGAGGCCGAAATCAAGCCTATCATGGACAAAATCATTGAGTTCGATAAAATAATTACGGAATTGAAGTTAGGAGAAGCAGCATGAATCCGATTGAAAAAGACATCAAATTCTTTTATGACGTGGACGACGAGACCGACAGCCTCGAACACTACGGTACTAAGCGACATTCCGGCCGCTATCCTTGGGGTTCTGGTGACAATCCTTATCAGCGTTCCGGCGATTTCCTTTCCCGTGTGGAGGAACTGAAGAAGACCGGCAAGTTCACCGAGAAAGAGATTCTCGAACAGATCAACGCAACGCTGCCCGACGAGTACAAGATGGGAACGACTGAGTTCCGAGTTGCTCAGCAGAAGGCTCTTCATGAGCGGAAAGCGCTCCAGTACGACCAGATTCGCGCTCTGAAGCAGGACAATCTGAAGTGGACTGAAATCGGCGCGAAGTTAGGCCTTTCTGAGTCTACTGTTCGCTCCATGTACAACAACGGTATCGGCGAGAAGGCAAATCAGGCTCAGAAAATCGCCGAGATGCTGAAGGCGGAAGTCGATAAAAAGGGCATGATTGACGTGTCTGAAGGCACAAATCTGGTTCTTGGCGTCTCTGAAGGTAAGCTTGACGAGGCCATCTACATCCTCGAGGCTGAGTATGGTTATCAGCGCTACGGCGTTGGTATTCGTCAGCCAACCAACATCAACCAGCAGACGAATGTTACTGTTTTGGCAAAGCCCGAGTACAACCAGAAGTATGCGTATGAGCATCAGGGTGACATTCAGTCTTTGGGTGACTACCACTCGGATGATGGTGGTGAGACATTCCAGAAGCTCCAGCGTCCGTCCAGCATGAGTTCCGACCGTGTTGCGATTCGCTACGGTGACGAAGGCGGTCTGGACAAGGATGGTGTTATCGAGATTCGCCGCGGCGTGGATGACCTGAGCCTTGGCAACAGCCACTATGCGCAGGTCCGCATCATGGTGGATAACAGTCACTACCTCAAGGGTATGGCTGTTTATTCTGACGATGTGCCTGATGGATATGATGTCATTTTCAATACGAACAAGCCCTCTGGCACGCCCAAGATGAAGGTGCTCAAGCCCATCAAGGACGACCCGGACAATCCCTTTGGTGCAGCTCTTACTGCGGCTGGACAAAGCGAGTACATTGGTGCCGACGGGAAGAAGCATCTTTCTCCCATCAATAAGCTCCGTGAGGAAGGCGAATGGGACACGATGGCAAAAAATTTGTCCTCGCAGTTCCTCTCCAAGCAGCCCATCAAACTCATTAAGCAGCAACTCAATCTTACTCTGGCTGACCGCAAGGCTGAGTACGAAGAGATCATGAACTATGACAACCCGACTATCAAGAAGAAATTGCTGATTGATTTCGCAGATACCTGCGAGGGGAACTCAATGACATTGAAGGCTTCGTCTTTCCCGGGTCAGTCTACTAAGGTCATCCTGCCCCTGACCAAAATCAGCGAGAAAGAGTGCTACTGCCCGACTTATGAGAACGGCACTCAGCTTGCGCTGATTCGTTATCCTCATGCGGGTACTTTTGAGATTCCTATCGTTACGGTCAACAACAAGAATGTCAGTGGCAAGCGGAACTTCGGCAATATTCAGGATGCCATCGGTATCAACTCCAAAGTTGCAGAGCGCCTGTCTGGTGCAGATTTCGATGGTGATACTGTCGTTGCTATCCCCATTTCCAGCAAGGTGGCTGTCAAAGCGACAGCTGCACTGAGAGACCTGAAAGACTTTGACCCTAAGACTGCTTATGCTGTCCCGGAAGGCAACCCGAATGGTGTACGCCTGATGAAGAAGGAAGAAAAGCAGAAAGAGATGGGCATCATCTCTAACCTCATCACGGATATGACACTCCGCGGTGCAGATGAAAAGGAGATTGCTCGTGCAGTCAAGCATTCGATGGTTGTCATCGATGCAGAAAAACACAAGCTGGATTACAAGCGGTCTGAGCGGGAGAATGGTATTCAGGAACTGAAGAAAAAGTGGCAGATCCGTGTGGATGAGGACGGCAATGAACACTTTGGTGGTGCATCTACACTGCTGTCTCGCCGTAAGCAGACCGTATATGTCCCCGAACGTAAGGGTAGTGCCCGCATTGATAAGGAAACTGGTGAGCTTATCTACAAAGAGTCTGGCCGCCGGTATTTTGATAAGAAGAAAGGCGAGTTTGTTGATGCACAGCAGAAGGTAAGTCTTATTTCCATGACGCCCGATGCGCGCACCCTCTCTTCCGGTACGCCGCAGGAGAATCTGTATGCAGATTTCTCGAACGAGCTGAAAGCACTTGCACGGAAGGCTCGGAAAGAAGCTGCTAACATGAAGGGCTTGGTTTACAGCCCTGCGGCTGCCAAAGAGTATCGCGCGGAAGTTGATTCCATCAACGCGAAGCTTGAGTCTGTCATTGCTAACAAGCCGAAAGAGCGCCGCGCCATGGTGATAGCAAACGCGAACATTAAGGCAAAGATTCAGGCGCTGGACCTTGATCCTAAGCTTGACAAGAAGGAAATCAAGAAGATCTCTTCCGTTGAGATGCAGCGTGCGCGTGATTCAATCGGTGCAAGCGGAAGCAAGACACGCATTACGTTCACAGACCGTGAATGGGAAGCTGTGCAGAAAGGTGCAATTTCGGATTCCAAGTTGACAAAGATTCTTAATGCTTCTAAGTCGGACGAAATTGTTAAGCGAGCAATGCCGAAGACTGCTACTGTGATAACCAACGCGAAGATGGCCAAAGCAAAAGCGATGCTTGCCAATGGGTATACCTATAACGAAATTGCCAAAGCTTGTGGTGTTCCCGAGTCCACTGTTTACAGTGCTCTGAATAAGTAAGGAAGGCTTTGAACTATGATTCGATGCTTTTTAACAACGACCGATAACCCTTATAATCCCTACAGCCAATTCGACGACTGGTATCGTTTCGATATGGATAAGGGCTACAACTCCTGCGGACTGCTGATGCGGCTGGCCTATACCTCTGACCAGCTGACGGATGCAGAGAACGCATACGAAATTGAGCAGGCTATTGACAAAATCATCGCCAATGACCCGCTCAACATCTACAAGAAGCTCAAGATGGAGGTCGAAGACGACACGACCCTTGCGCAAAGCGCGTAAGGGGATAGGGAGGGGGGTCGCAAAATCAACACCCCCTCTCAAATCGCGCCGGTCTTTGATATTTCTCCGGAGGGAAAATTGATATTTGGGCTTTCATGCCTGGTATTGACCTCCATTGATATTTTATAGAGCAAACTTGCCGAGGTCTGGGGAGTAGACCGGGCTTCGGCGGTTTTTCTAAGGGTTCACGGGTACACTCCCTTATTATACCTTTGTGATACGGGTATGGATACGTTTTCATGATCGTTCAACCTCCAATAGAACTTTCCCAAAATCATTTCCTCCTTTTGTGTCGAGTTACTGCTTTGCTCTGACATACCCGTGAACCCTTAGAAAAGCCTTTTATTTTTGTCATGAAGTTATTCATGGCAAACTTTGCAAAAACAAAAAACGCCAGCAATGGAGGGTAAACCAAAATCTGGCGGATGAGAACGCGAACGATATTTGACAGAATTTTACAGAAAGGATGGTGCCGGAAATGGGCGCAAGAAAAACTTCCGGCGCTGACTTGCCCGCAATGAGGCCGGCACTGACTCCGGAAGCGAGAGAAAACCAGATGATCTCACTGGCGATGGACTTGGTGGAAAAGCGGATACGGGAAGGAACAGCCTCTTCTGCAGAGACCACCCACTTCCTGAAGCTGGCGACGAGTAAGACGATGCTGGAAAAGCAGAAGCTCGAGGAAGAGAACAAGCTCCTGCGGGCTAAGACTGAGGCCATCAATGCAGCAAAGGACAACGAGGAGCTGTACCTGGAAGTGCTCAAGTCCATGAAAGAGTATTCCGGCGAGGATGATGGCGAAGGAGAAGAGTATGAGTGCTGAGGTGTTCCGGATGCTTTGGGTCGTGGCAGTCCCGGCGTTGTTTGGAGAGGTGTTCTGGTTCGGTGAATACGGCGGCGTGAACGAGAAACAGGACAATATGGTGTGGGCCATGTTTCTTGCGACAGTTACATTCCTGATTGCGGGTGCATTTGCAATGGACCACGGGTACATCTGAGAAAGAGGCGGCTCTATGACAGAGTTCAAGAGGATACTGTTGTCGAGCTTCCTTGCATGTTTTGCGGCCTTTCTGCTGGCGGTATGGCTGGGGAAGAAACCGGATAATACCTTGAGTTGGATTGCACTTTGCGGGGCGGACCTACATGGCATGATATTACTGGTGTACGAACTCATGAGGACACTGAAATGAAAAGCTACAGCGAAATGTGCCGATGTGGGACATTCGAGGAGAGGCTGAAGTATTTGCAGCTTCACGGGACGGTGGGAAAGGACACCTTCGGGTTTGACCGATACCTGAACCAGGACTTTTACCGCTCGAAGGAGTGGCGGCAGTTTCGGGACAGGATCATCGTGCGGGACGGAGGCTGCGACCTCGGGTGCAAAGACCATCCTATCGCAGACATCACAGCCAGCGGAGGAAAGGTGAGCCGGGCGCGCATTACGATACACCATATCAACCCTCTGACGAAAGAGGATATTCTCGAGCACCGGGAAGCGCTGTTCGACCCGGAGAATGTCATCAGCGTGTCGGATGCGACACACAAGGCCATCCACTATGGCACCGGAGGCGGGCCGAAGGTGCCGGATGGCAAGAGAACAGCAGGGGACACCTGCCCTTGGAGGAAATAGGATGAACTGGAAAACGGCGAAGAGGTTAACTTCCGCAAGGTCAAAGATATTGGCATGATGCTGAACGTGACCTGCTGCGACGACTGGGAACAGGTTATGGAGTGATAAGATGTACGCGAGAAAAAAGTTTGATGAACGGGAAGCGGAATACAGTGTCCTTCTGCGGCGGAAGATGGAAGAGGCAGAGGCAATGCTTCAACACCTTGTACCGAGCCGCGCGAGAAGCCTGGCACTGACCAAGCTGGACGAGGCATTGCTATGGGCGAATGTGGGTATTTCGGAAGCCGGGCTCCAGCAGGGTTATACGGCTGTACCGCGGAACAGAGGCTTCGACTTTGACGATGCTCTGGCGACAAATGTGGATGGGCAGCAGGTGCTGGCAACACGGGCCGAGGATATTACGCTTGATGGGATGAAGATCACCCCGGACAGCGTGGAGAACCACAGTGCTCTGAAATCCGGGCTGGTCACCGTTGATCTTCAGAAGCTGACCGAGATTGTTGAAGCTGCTGCACAGAAAGAAGCGGCCATGGGGAAGGACGGCGCGCCCCACAATCTGGCCGAACTGGAACTGCTGGCGAGGGCTCAGAAGGACTGGTATTATGCCATGATGAGCTACATTATGGGTGGCGACAGCGATGCCAAGGAGGAATCAAAATGAATTCGATTCTGACAAGCGTGAAGAAGCTGCTGGGGATAGCGGAGAGCTACACGGAATTCGATGCGGACATCATCATGCACATCAACGCGGTATTTCTGGTGCTGCAGCAGCTGGGCGTGGGGCCGGAGAAGGGTTTTAGCATTGTGGACGCAAGTGCTGTGTGGGACGATTTTCTGCCCGGAGACGAGCGGGCGAAGACCATCGCGTCCTACATGGGCGCAAAGGTAAGGCTCGCGTTTGACCCGCCGCAGAGTTCGACCGCCATAGAGGCGCTGAAAAATACCGTTGCAGAAATGGAGTTCCGGCTGAACATCGAGTTTGATAAAGCGGAGTCATAACGGAGATCGGCGAGGACTCCTGCTGCGGTGAAACGGAACGTGCGAACGCACCCTACGAGGGAGACGGGCACGAATCTGCAATGAATAGGACTTAGGAGAATAAAATTATGGCACTCTCGAACACGGCCACGCCCATCTACTACGGCCGGTTCCGGGAGGCCGTGATGCGGGGCGAGATACCTGTCTGCCGGGAAATTTCAATGGAAATGAACCGGATAGACGACCTCATCGCAAACCCAGGCGTGTACTACGACGACAAGGCCGTCAATGGCTTTATCAAGTTCTGCGAGAGGGAGCTGACGCTGACGGACGGCAGTGATCTGAAACTGCTGGACAGCTTCAAGCTCTGGGCAGAGGAGATCTTCGGCTGGTACTACTTTGTGGAGCGGAGCGTGTACGTGCCGGAGCCAGGGGGACATGGGGGACACTACGAGCGAAAGCGCATCAAGAAGCGGCTCATCACCAAGCAGTATCTCATCATTACCCGTGCGGCAGCAAAGACCATGTATCTGGAGTGCTTACAGGCCTACTTTATGACGGTGGACAAGAGCACGACCCAGCAGGTGACGACTGCCCCCACCATGAAACAGGCAGAAGAAGTCCTCTCGCCGTTCCGGACAGCACTGGCGCGGGCGAGAGGACCTGTTTTTAAGTTCATGACCATGGGCAGCATCCAGAACACCACGGGTGCGAAGAGCGACCGGGTGAAGATGGCCTCCACCAAGAAGGGAATCGAGAATTTCCTGACGGGTTCGCTGCTGGAGATACGCCCCATGACCATCGAGAAATTACAGGGCCGGCGCGACCGTGTGGCGACCGTGGACGAATGGCTCTCCTGTGACATCCGGGAAGACCCCATCGGCGCCATCGAGCAGGGCGCAGCCAAGAACGAAGATTATCTCATCGTGGCGGCAAGCTCGGAGGGTACTGTCCGAAACGGCTGCGGCGACACCATCAAAATGGAGCTGATGGAGATCCTGAAGGGCGAGTATGTCAACCCGCATGTCTCCATCTTCTATTACAAGCTGGACTCTATCGACGAAGTAGGCAAGCCGGAAATGTGGCTGAAGGCGAACCCGAACCTCGGGCAGACTGTGAGCTACGAGACTTATCAGCTGGATGTGGAGCGCGCAGAAAACTCGCCCGGTGCACGGAATGATATTCTGGCCAAGCGCTTCAACCTGCCGATGGAAGGCTACACCTACTTCTTTACTTATGAGGAGACCCTGCGGCACCGACACCGGGACTTCTGGCAGATGCCCTGTGCCATGGGCGCTGACCTTTCGCTGGGCGACGATTTCTGCTCGTTTGACTTCCTGTTCCCGCTGGAGAACGGATATTTCGGGGTGAAAACGCGGGATTACATCACCAGCTACACCCTCTCACAGCTTCCGCTGGCGATGCGGCAGAAGTACGAAGAGTTCATGAACGAAGGCACTTTGCAGGTGTTCGACGGGACTGTGCTGGACATGATGCAGGTTTACGACGACCTCGACGCCTACATCCTGCAGAGCGAGTACGACGTGCGGGCCTTTGGCTACGACCCCTACAACGCGAAGGAATTCGTGGAGCGGTGGGCGCAGGAGAACGGCCCCTTTGGCATCGAGAAGGTCATTCAGGGCGCAAGGACGGAGAGCGTGCCGCTGGGCGAACTGAAGAAGCTGAGCGAACAGAGAAAGCTGCTGTTCGACGAGGCACTGATGGAGTTTGCCATGGGCAACTGCATCACGCTGGAGGACACCAACGGGAACCGGAAGCTCTATAAGCAGCGGCACGACAAGAAGATCGACGCCGTGGCGGCGCTGATGGATGCCTACGTGGCGTGGAAGCTGAACCGGGATGCATTTGAGTGAGGGTTGATAAACCGGAGGTGAGAAATTCAAAATGGAGCACGGGCTGTTCGGGAAGGGTAGTGAGCTGAAGAACCATAAGTATTACCAGAGAGTGAAAGTGAGGGAACGATATGAACGACTGGTGGAATTATCTGGAGCACAGCGGACTTGGCAAAGAGCGGAAGGGGCATAAGTATTATGCTCGTGTGCGCACGGGAACGAACAAACTCGGCTTTCCGCAGTATCGTTATTTCTACGATGCCCGGGAATATGGCGCGTATATGACCCGGCAGAATGGGACATTGCAGTTTATTAAAAACAATGGAAAGGGAAACGGAGGAAGCCCGAACGATCGGAAAGGCCGGGGTAAAGATGACGGCAAGCATACCACCTATGTGACCGGCGTCGGTACTATGACAGGTATGCAATACGCGCAGGCCGACATCGAAAAGTCCAAGAAGAAGGGGATTGACACTCTGCGAATCCACGATAAGACCCAAGTAGAGTACCGCGACGCCAATGACTGGACAGGGAAAAAGACCAGCTATCTTACAGGCGCGTCTGCATCTGCAACTTCTAAGCGCATTCACGACAATAAAACCGTTCGCAAAGCAAAGCGGAATCTGAAAAATGCGGCAAAGAAAGGCAAAGCAAAAGTGGCGTCCCTGCTTCGCGAAGCCGCCAACAAAATCGACTCCTGACAGGAGGTGACTGCAAAAAATGCAGGGATACAAAGACGAACTGTACCACTGGGGCATCAAGGGCATGAAGTGGGGTGTGCGGCGGTACCAGAACAAGGATGGCACCCTGACTGCGGCGGGAAGGAAGCACTATGGAGACGGGAATGCAGGCGAGGACGCCGAACAGGTGGAGTATGCGCCGAAGCGCTCGGGCAAGAAAGCCGAGGATTACTCCGATGAGGAGCTGCGGGCGCGCATCAACCGGCTTCAGATGGAAAAGCAGTACCGCGACTTACAGGGGCAGACCAACATCCGGGCCGACGACCCCAACAAGGAGCTGAAGGCCGAGAAGGAGCGCTTGCAGCTCCAGAAGGACGTGAAGCAGCTGAGGAACGACGTGTACGGCGGCAAGAGCTTTGTGAAGCAGGTCATGTCGGACGCCGGAAAGCAGGTGCTGACCAAGGCGACAGCGGGCGTGATGAGCTACGGCGCGAAGAAATTCGTTTCGGATGTGCTGGGCAACCCTGAACTGGCGAATGCTGTGGTGAACGGCAGTGCCGCAAAGCAGGACCAGCAGAAGAAAGACGACCAGAAATAGCTGTTTGTATGCTGCCTTAATTTCTCGACCTGCGATAGAAAGGATAAAGATGCCTAATACCTTTGGCTCCAGGCTGAAACACGCCTGGAACGCATTTCTGAACCGGGACCCTCCCCGGATGTACGGAGGGGGCTACAGCTACCGGCCCGACCGACCAAGGCTGAACCGGACGACCGACCGCACCATCCTGACGGCAATTTACGCCCGGATGGCGCAGGACGCCACAGCGATCACCATAAACCACGTAAGGCTCGACGAAAACGACCGCTTTGATGCGGTGTTGGACTCGGGCCTTAATTCTTGTCTGAACTTATCGGCCAACAAGGACCAGACGGGCAGGGCTCTGCGGTACGACATGTATCTCTCTCTGCTGGACGAAGGCGTCATCGCTATCGTGCCGGTGGACATCGACGAGGACCCGGTGACGGGGGAGACAGAGATCCGGTCGATGCGGGTGGGCAAGGTGAAGGAGTGGTACCCGGACGATGTGCGGGTTGAGCTTTACAACGACAGGACCGGGCAGAAGGAAGAAGTCATCCTGCCGAAAGAGCAGGTGGCTATCGTGGAGAATCCCTTCTACTCTGTCATGAACGAGCCCAACAGCACCGTCCAGCGGCTCATCAGCAAGCTTCGCATCATGGACGCCGTGGACGAGCAGGCCGGAAGCGGAAAGCTCGACCTCATCATCCAGCTGCCCTACGCCGTGAAAAGCCCTGCCCGGAAAGAACAGGCGCAGGAGCGGCGGAAGACACTGGAAGAGCAGCTGGCGGGCAGCCGATACGGCATCGGCTACATTGACGCCACGGAGCATATCACCCAGCTGAACCGGAGCCTCGAGAACAACCTGCTGAAAAGCATCGAGTATCTGACCAACATGGCTTACAGCCAGCTGGGGCTGACACCGGAGATCATGAACGGCACAGCGGACGACACTGTCATGACCAATTACGAGAACCGAGTCATCGAGCCCCTTGTGGCGGCTGTGGTGGACGAGCTGAAACGAAAGTTCCTGAGCCGCGAAGACCTCAAGGCTAAGCAGAGCATCATGTACTTCCGCGACCCGTTCAAGCTGGCACCCGTCTCGATGGTGGCCGAGATGGCCGACAAGTTCACCCGTAACGAGATCATGACGTCGAACGAGTTCCGTCAGGTCATCGGAATGAAACCCTCGAAAGACCCCAAGGCAGACCAGCTGCTGAACAAGAATCTTTCTCCCAACGCGGGATAGGCGGCACAGATTGGCAGTGACCCCGCCGCAAGAGGGTGAGAGGCTGTGGAGCAGATGGTAAATGAATCTTAAAAGAAAGGAGAAATCAAAATGGTGAATTTTGACTACGACTGCAGCGGCTGGGCGACGAAGGCGAATACGAAGTGTTACGACGGGCTGACCATTGCAGAAGACGCATTCAAGGGCTGCAGTGGCCAGACTGTGCCGATGGTGTACAACCACGACCACTCGAGCCTTGACAATGTCATCGGCCACGCACTGCTGGAAAACCGCAAGGGCGGGGTCTACGCCTACGCCAAGTTCAACGACACGCCCACCGGCCAGACGGCCAAGAAGTGCGTGGAGAACGGCGACCTGAACGCTTTTTCCATCTGGGCCAACGGTCTGCAGAAGTCCGGACAGGTGGTGAAACACGGCGTTATCCGGGAACTGAGCCTCGTACTGGCAGGCTGCAACCCCGGCGCGCTCATTCAGGAAGTGGTGAAGCACAGCGCTGACAATATGGACGATGAGGGCTGCGAAGCCTTTATCTTTAACGACCCGGGCAGTCTGAGCCTCGAACATGGCATGGACCCGGAGGGCAACCCGTTGGAGGAGGCCGTACTGGCCCACTCCGACGACAACAAGGAGGACGGCAAGATGGCCGAGGAAACCAACGGTAAGACGCTCAAAGAGGTCTACAATAGCATGACCGACGAGCAGAAGGAATGCTGCCATGCACTGGTGGGTCTCGCTCTGGAAGAGCAGGACGGTGACGGCGGCGAAGACGAGGAGGATGAAAGCGACATGAAGCACAATGTTTTCGACAAGGATGCGGGCAAGCAGACCGTGCTGAAGCACAGCATCGACGACATCAACAGCATCATCAAGGGCGCAAAGACCAGCGGCACCCTGAAGGCGGCCTTCGATAACGCCGGCGTGGAGCAGGGCGAGATCGATGAGCTGAGCCACGGTATCGACAATATCGACTGGCTGTTCCCGGAAGACCACCTGCTGGATACCACGCCCCGCATCATCGACAAGCCCGACGACTGGGTGAGCGTAGTGATGGGCGGCGTGAAGCACATCCCGTTCAGCCGCTTCAAGAGCATGTTCGCAGACCTGACCCCCGAAGATGCCCGTGCCAAGGGTTATGTGAAGGGCAATTATAAAATCGAAGAGGTCTTTGGCCTGCTGCGCCGCTCCACCGGCCCGACCACTGTGTATAAGAAGCAGAAGCTCGACCGCGACGACGTGAGCGACATCAACAGCTTCGATGTGGTGTCCTGGCTGCGCAACGAGATGCGCTACAAGCTGAACCGTGAGCTGGCGCTGGCCTATATCCTGGGCGATGGCCGTCAGGCGGCAAGCGAGGACAAGATCGACGAGAACTGCATCCGTCCCATCTTCAACGATGCCGACCTGTTTACCATCAAGGTACAGGTGGCTACGACCGGCCTGAGCAAGGTGGAGGACAAGTACAAGGCCTTCATCAAGCAGGTCATCCGCAGCCGCAAGGAGTACCGCGGCAGCGGCACCCCGACTATGTTCACCACCGAGGACGCTCTGACTGAGATGCTCCTGCTGGAGGACGGCATGGGCCGCACGCTTTACGCCGACGAGGCTGCTCTGGCCCGCAAGCTGCGCGTGAGCAAGATCGTCACGGTGCCTGAGATGGACGGCCGCAAGGGCGCCAAGGGCGGTGATCTGGCCGCCGTTATCGTGAACCTCAGCGACTACACCGTGGGCGCAGACAAGGGCGGCGCTGTCTCCATGTTCGACGACTTCGACATCGACTACAACGCCATGAAGTACCTCATCGAGACCCGCTGCTCCGGCGCACTGACGACTCCCTACAGTGCTATGGCCATCGAGTGGGCGGCTGCGTAAAGAGCGCCGGATGCCCTCTCCGTCAGCTCAGCTGACACTTTTCCTCAGAGGGCAGGCACAAAACGAACCTCTAAGGCGCTTTAACTTTAGAGCACTCGCCCGTTAGGACCTCTCTGTCGGCTGCGCCGACACCTTCCCTTGAACGGGGAGGCCTTTGCAGGACGAATGAAGTTTCGTCTGGGCGTAAACGGCAGTGCGCTGCTACAGAGGGCAG